TTAGGTAGTCAGATGGAATTCTTCTGGTCAGATTGTCAGGACCGAAAATACTTTCATGTATTTGATACAGATACTCGCGAGTTAACTGCTGTTGAGAATCCAATCAAAATTTTTGAGAAAATATATTACGACGATACCCAGAAGAATTCATATGCTGTTCAGAATCTTCAATACCTTGACAACAAATTTGTTAAGTTAATCGTCGTTAATAAATCTAAACCTATTGAGTTTGAAAAATTTATTGATCGTATCAATCAAAGATCTGTATATGGTTTACAAATAGCAGAAACTTTTCAAGATTTTGCCGGTGCACAAGTGGATGACGAAAACTTGGCCCTTGACAGCACAGACGATTTACTTTATACTTATATCGATGCTGTGGACACCGATCTTAATAAAGAACGAATCAAATCAAAGGTTCGTGAACTCATGGTTGAAGCTCAGAATTTAGAAATTTTATGATAAAATTTAAACACCTTCGTTATAAAAATTTCCTAAGCACTGGCGATCATTGGACCGACATTGCTTTGGACGAAACTCCGACTACTTTGATTGTGGGTCAAAATGGTTCTGGCAAATCTACAATGCTTGATGCTTTGTCGTTCGCGCTTTTTGGTAAAGCACATCGCAGTGTTAATAAACCGCAACTGGTGAACTCAATCAACAACAAAGATTGTCTTGTTGAAGTCTACTTTGAGGTCGGCGCACAAGCTTACACTATTCGTCGCGGTATCAAACCTACTGTGTTTGAGATATGGTATGGTATGCCAAACACAGGCAGGCTGTTTAATCAGGACTCGCATAATAAAGAGTATCAAAAAATACTTGAGCAAAATATTCTTAAGCTCAATCACAAGTCGTTTCATCAGGTCGTTGTGCTGGGGAGTAGCAGTTTTATTCCTTTTATGCAACTCCCCGCACAACATCGCCGTGAAGTCATTGAGGACCTATTAGATATTAATGTGTTCTCAAAAATGAACAACCTTCTAAAAGAGAAGGTATCTTTGCTGAAAGAAACTATCAAGGAGAATGAATACGAACTTGAACTTGTTAAAACTAAGATAGATGCTCAGGAAGAACATATATCTGAATTAGAAAAAATCTCTGAAACTGCTAAAGATAAACTAGAGTCTGAACTCAAAGAGCAGCAAGCAGAGTTGGCCCGTCTGGAGAAACTCGTTGAAGAGTATACCGATACTGGACTTCGAGAAGTAGAGAAGTTGTTGTTTGAAACAAAAAGAAAGATTGACGAACTTGAGAAATATGATTTTCAGTTTGATCAGAAGATTAAAAAGTTTGACAAGGATGTGAAATTCTATGAGGATAACGACACATGTCCCACCTGTGATCAAGAGATCGCCGCTGATATCAAAAGTAAAAAGTTCAGAGAAACTTTCGACGCGAAAGGAGAGATCGAAGACGCCAAGCTCACACTCTCCTTCAAAATAGCAAAACACTATGATGAGATGACGTGGAATGAAAACATTTTGTCCGAAGAAACATCTAAGCTCCAAGATGTCGAAATGCACAGGCGTGACATTAAAAGACTCAAGCGGCAAATACAAGGTTTATGTGATGAATTATCCGCAGGGGGGCAGGACTTGGATAGTTTGCAAACCGCAAAATCTACGCTTGAGGATCTACGAAGATCTCGTGAGGAGGTCGTGTCGAGGAAACTGGAACTCGCGGAAGAACGGGAATATAATAACGTTATTACAGAGTTGCTCAAAGACTCCGGAATCAAAACCAAAATCATCAAACAATACTTGCCCGTTATTAACAAACTCACGAATCAATACCTTCAAGTACTCGACTTTTATGTCCACTTCGATTTGGACGAAGGATTCAATGAAACAATCCGATCTCGTCATCGAGATGCCTTCTCCTATTCGTCGTTCAGCGAAGGCGAGAAGCAACGCATAGACCTCGCCTTGTTATTCACATGGCGTCAGGTTGCGCGAATGAAGAATAGCATTGCAACCAATCTTCTAATTCTAGATGAAACTTTCGATAGCAGCTTAGATGCTGATGGTATTGATAACCTCACTAAAATTCTAGAGACGCTTGACAAAGATACAAATGTCTTTATAATATCACACAAAGGTGAGGTTCTAGAGAACAAGTTTGATCGTAAACTAGAATTTGTAAAAACTAAAAACTTTTCAAAAATAGCAGCGTAAGGATTATATGATGGAACTATCTGAAAAAACTTTAGAGGTGTTGAAAAACTATGCTTCTATCAACTCTAATATTGTTATCGAAGCGGGTAACACTGTTAAGACGGTTGCCGAAGCTAAAAATGTTTTATCATCTTCAATATTGGAAGATGAATTCCCACGCACTTTTGGGGTCTATGATCTAAACGAATTTCTCAGAACGTTGGGGCTTGTTGATTCGCCTCGTGTTTTCTTTGAAGATAATTTTGTATCAATCTCTGATAGTACAGGTAGAAGCAGAATCAAGTATCACTACAGCGATCCTGAGAATTTGACGAAGCCTAATAAGGCTATCATTATGCCAGAGCCAGAAGTCAAGTTTACTCTTGATCGTGACACTCTCGCCAAGATCAAACGCGCTGCCTCAGTGTTAGGTCATTCTGAAATGACTATCTCTGTGGAAAATAATGTGATCGTTCTGAGCGTTATAGATACTAACGACAAAACATCCAATGCATTTTCAATTGATGTCAATGGAACTTTTGTTGATTCTAATTTCAATTTTGTAATTAACATTTCTAATCTTAAAATGATTGACGGTGATTACGAGGTTGCGATTTCGTCAAAATTAATTTCACACTTTGTGAATAAAGAATCCAATATTGAATATTGGGTAGCACTTGAAAAAACCAGTACGTACGGAGGTTAAAATGGAAATGACTGAAGAGATTCTAGATCTCACTAATCGCGTAACGCGAAGCACTGTGGCGGTTATCGATACGATTGCAGGCCGTGGCGGGTTTCGTGGCGAAGAGTTAGCGACTATCGGTCAGCTGCGAGATCAGTCTATTGCTTTGATTCAAATGCTTGAGTCAGCACAGTCGGATGCAGGTAAAGAAGCACCCGCTGAAGAGTAATTTAAATTTATATTATGAGTAAAGTGAATGAGAGAAGAATTTCTCTGGGTCGAAAAATATCGGCCACAAACTATTTCAGATTGTATTCTACCGAACACTCTGAAATCTACCTTCCAGAAAATCGTTGATGGTGGTGAAGTTCCAAACATGCTGTTCACCGGAACAGCTGGTCTGGGAAAAACCACAGTAGCTCGTGCTATCTGTGACTCTCTCGATCTGGATTACATCGTTGTTAACGGTTCAGAAGAAGGTAACATCGATACTTTGCGTGGCAAAATTAAAAGATTTGCTTCGACAGTATCTCTTGGTGGCGATGTAAAAGTTGTCATCCTTGATGAGGCAGATTATCTGAATCCTCAATCGACGCAACCCGCATTGCGTGGTTTCATTGAAGAGTTTTCAGATAACTGCCGATTCATTCTAACTTGCAATTTCAAGAACCGCATCATTGAACCTCTACACTCTCGTTGTGGTGTGTATGAATTCAATACATCTAAAAAAGATCTGCCTAGCCTTTGCGAACAGTTTATGAAACGGATTCGTTTTATTCTGACGCAAGAAGGTCACACAGATTTTGCTACAGAAGATCTGGTAGAATTGATTATGAGACACGCTCCTGATTGGAGACGAGTAATCAATGAGCTTCAACGTGGAGCGATCTCTGGGATGCCTTTACATACCGTCAAGGCGAGCGGAAATTATGAAATTTTATTCAAAGCTTTGGCGGAGAAGGATTTCAAAAAGATGCGCAATTGGGTTGCAAATAACGTTGACCTTGATCCTTCAGCAATCTTTAGGCAGCTGTATGATGATATGTACGAGAAGGTAGATACCTCTTCGATACCTCAGCTAGTCCTTATCCTTGCTGATTATCAGTATAAGAACGCCTTTGTTGCTGATCATGAACTCAACGTAGTTGCGTGTATGACTGAAATTATGGCAAACGTGGAGTTTAAATGAACCCATTTAGCTTTGTAACTGCCATTAATTACAGTAAAGAAGATTTGATGGTGGACGATTTGACAGAAGATCTTTATGATTCTTTTCTGACAAATCGTTCGCTGTCTTATTTTCGAGACACTGCTATAGCAGCAAATGTTATGAATCAATATCACCTCATTGATAACAAGCTCCAATATCATTTTCTTATAAATATTATCAGAAAGCGTAAACGTTTCAGTAAATGGATTAAGCCAGAAACGATTAGCGATTTGGAAGCGGTAAAAGAGTATTATGGATACAGCAATGAAAAGGCTAAACAAATCCTACATCTACTCTCCACCGACAACATCAATGAAATAAAGAGAAGGATTCATAAAGGTGGAAGAATATAAATTATGGTCCCCCGCAGATATGCTTGAGGTGACTTTAAATGAGCCAGACGATTTTCTTAAAGTTCGAGAAACTTTAACAAGAATCGGTGTAGCTTCACGTAAAGAAAAAAAATTATTTCAATCTTGCCACATATTACATAAACAAGGGCGATATTTTATTGTACATTTTAAAGAATTGTTTTTACTTGATGGTAAAAAATCTAATCTAGAAGAGAATGATTTGCTTCGTAGGAATACTATTGCTACTCTGCTTTCTGATTGGGGGTTGATTCATGTAGTAAAACAATCTGATGTAGCTGAGTGTGCGCCTTTGCGCCAAATTAAAATTATTTCTCACAAAGAAAAGGATGAATGGGATCTGTGTCCCAAATATAATATTGGAAATAAATGAAACTTGACCTTGAAAAAATTCAAAATAAAGTTCCTTACTTCGGCAGCACAAAATTAGATCCTATACCAAACTGGGATGAAGAATTAAATTATTTGGATAAACATCCTGTTAGTAATTCTAATTCAAAAGCTGAAAAGATTAGAATATATCTCACACATTGTTTGTGGGTTGAAAAAAATAAACTCCCTAAATGGGCTGAAGAAGTTGCTTTAGATATGGCAGAAGTTTTTAGAAAAAACCCCATATCTTTGATAAAATTTTATGGATTCGGTCAAGAATCTGACAGCTATCCATACCATAAAGATAGTATGGATGTTCTGTTAGTTCAAGCTATAGGCACCGTAAAATTAAAAGTTGAAGGAACTAATTACGAAGACAAACCTCGATTATTTCGTCCCGGTCATTCAGTCTGGATTCCTAGAGGCACTCATCATCAAGTTATAGCTTCGTCTTCTAGATTAACATATTCGTACGGCGTAGAAGGTGAACCGGATCCGGCAAAATATATCTAAAAACTTGACAGTTAAAAACAAAAAGTGTATATATAATATCGACTTCGCGGAATGGTCCGGAAGTTAGACAACAACCTTGCTAAAATATTAGGAGGCAAATATGGTTACTACACGTACTAAAATGTTTACGTTCCCACATTCTCGTTTCATTGGTTTTGACCACGTATGGGATGAGATAGAAAAACTAACTGCCATCGGCGCAAACGAGAAAGGTTTTCCTCGTCATAATATTGTAAAATATAATGATGAAGAATACGCTATGGAATTTGCACTAGGCGGTTATCAAAAGAAAGATATTGAGATTGAACATAAACCCGGTGTGCTGATTATTAAGGGAACTCCCTCAGATCACACTCAAGATGGTCAATATGACAATCGTCAATATCTTCACAAAGGGATTACCACGAAGAAATTTGTGGAAACTTTTAGACTCGCTGACCACGTTGTCGTTGATGGAGCCGAATTCGTCAACGGTTTACTCGTGATCAAACTCAGAGTTGAACTGCCCGAAGAACAGCGTCCGAGAAAGATAGAAATCAAATCTCACTAAGGACACTTAAATGAAAAAAGAACTATTTGCCGCATGTAGCGGTGTTATTTTCGCAGCATCACTTGTTGCTCAACCTGTAACTGCAGACGAACAAGACTATGTTGCCAAAGCAACCGAAGATGGTAAGTTTTGTGCACGTATCGAAGTTCGTGGACCTGCTGGTCTTACTGTTAAAAAAATGAAGTGTCGAACCATTGAACAATGGGAAGCCGCTGGTTACAAGGTATCTGCAAAGGAGGAGTAATGAAAATTTTGTGTAGCGAAGAAGCGCAAGCAGTTTATATGCTTGCTGCTGCATTATTAGTAGCGCCCGTAATGATTGCATTAGTGGTGATGTCATGATTGTAAAGATCAGGAATTACACACTCGGCGTTGTTATGGTAGGATTATGTTTGATGGGTCTTATTGGTCCATTACTGTATCCTGAATTAATGGTTCAGACTCAAATGGAAGCAGGCATGGTTCTGATTCCACAGGGTCTATAAGGAGCACATTATGCAAATGGCACTAGTATTAGCAGCGGTATTTTTTCTCGCATCAAGCGGGGATCGTGCCGAAAGAAAAAGAGTTTGCCAACTCGAAGTTGAGCAAGAAAAGTTTGAAACCATGAAAGACTGTTATAAGTACTACTTGGAAGATTAACTTACCTCTTGAGGTTTAGTGGCGTTCCTCTCAAAAACGTCACACCATTTAAAGGTGTTGTATGATTAAAGCTTATATGCAGGTTGATTTTAATAATGATCTCGCTATGAGATACAACGAAATCGCTTTGAAATCGTTTGAACGAGTGTCTGACATATTTGAAATCGAAGTCATACAATGCATCACTCCAGACAATTTATTAGAAGAACTCAAAGATACCCCATATTGGCACACTAATAAAAGAATTACTCCCGGAGAATTGGGGTCTTATCATTCTAATTATAGAATGATGAAAAAATTAGCGACAGGGAAGAAAAAATTTTGGGTAATGGAACACGATGCTTATTTAATTCCTGAACAAGAAGATACGTTCAGAAAGTTTACTTCAAAATATAAAGAAATGGAAGTTATGCTTTTAGGAACTGCAACTGAGATATGGACGGCTAGTGCTGGTGTCGCTAAACAACATTGCGAGATAGTAGAAAAAGGAACTCGTAAAGGCACAATGTCCGTTATGCATCAGGCTGTGGACGCGCATTGTCGAAACATAAATTTAAAATTTAATAGAGTTTATTGGCCTCTTAACAGATATAGTGATCCTCGTTGGGTAAATAAAACTGGTATAGGTACAAGCGCTACGCAAGCACATCGCAGACCTTTAGGTATAGAACACGCTCCTTGTACTCAATTAATAGATTCAAAATATGGATCGTCTATTAAGGGTAGAGATGCTCTTGCCACTAAAATAGGAGATCACGTTAAAAAAAATCATAACGATTTACACTTTGTGAATCTTGACTAACATTAATATATTTGCTATTATACCTGAATGAAATTTTACACAAACGTTGTTAAATACGGTAACACTCTTCTCTATCGTGGTTATGAAAACGGTGAGCGAGTGTCAGAAAGAATACCATATTCTCCCACGCTTTTTGTTCCGATTAACAGAACGAGCTTAGAGAAGTCTAAGTACCGTACTTTGTACGGCAATGCCGTAGCTCCCATTGCATTCCACACCATGAAGGATGCTAATGATTTTATCGAGCAGTACAGACACGTACCTAATTTTACTGTCAGCGGAATGTCTAATTATGTTCTGCAATGTATCGGTGATCGTTTTCCTAACGAGATAAAGTTTGACCGCGAGCGCATCAACGTAACAACCATAGACATCGAGGTTGCTTCTGATGAGGGGTTTCCCTTTCCTGAAGAGGCACATCATCCAGTAATCTCAATTACCTGTAAAAATAATATCGACAACGTCTATTACGTTTGGGGTTTGTACGATTACAATCCTGAACTCAACGATCATAATATTACCTATTTCCGCTGTGATACTGAGGCAGATCTACTTCGAAGTTTCCTAGGCTGGTGGTCTTCAAAGCCGAACGTGCCCGACATTCTTACGGGCTGGAACACACAGATGTTCGACGTACCTTATCTCGTCAATAGAATTAGTCTGGTTTTGGACGAGAATCATGCCAAAGATTTGTCTCCTTGGAAAATTCTGAAGAAACGCAGTATTATAAACAAGATGGGACAAGAAGCTCAAGTTTATGATGTCTTTGGAATCTCTCAGCTAGACTATTACGATCTGTTTCAAAAGTTTGGCAAGCTTACATATGGCGAGCAAGAGTCCTACAAGTTAGATCATATCGCGTACGTTGTTCTAGGTGAGAACAAATTGTCGTATGAAGAGTACGGCTCTCTACACTCGCTGTACAAACATGACTTTCAGAAGTTCATCGATTACAACATCAAAGACGTTGAGTTAGTGGATCGTCTCGAAGAGAAGATGGCACTGATCACTCTTGCTTTGACTATGGCGTACAAAGCCAAGACTAATTACATCGACACGCTAGGTACTACAAACATATGGGACTCTGTTATTTACAACGCATTGCGTCCTGAGAACATTGTAGTGCCGCCCAAGGTTGATAAAATGAAGTCTACCATCGTAGGAGGCTACGTTAAAGATCCTGTCGTAGGATCCCACGATTGGGTTTGCTCCTTCGATTTGAACTCACTGTACCCTAACATCATTGTTCAGTATAATATGTCTCCGGAAACTCTAACTGAGGGTGAAGGTGCTGAAGCCGCCAATGGGACTAGGTACCGCACGGATGTTCAAGGTATCATCCCGCGAGTGATCAAGCAGTTTTATACTGATCGAGTTACCGCTAAGGATGCGATGCTAAAAGCCAAGCAAGACTACGAAAAGACTCCGACTAAGAAACTTGCAAATGACATCACAATTTTCAACAACCAGCAGATGGCAGTTAAGATTCTGATGAACTCTCTCTACGGTGCGATGGCTAACCAGTACTTCCGATACTTCGATCTAAGGATTGCAGAGGCGGTAACAACCTCCGGCCAGCGAGCAATTAGGTGTGCGGAGAAAGCAGTCAATGATGAGATGCAGGAATTGATGGGGACTAAAGACGATTATGTAATCGCAATCGATACCGACTCTGTTTATATTAATTTTTCTCAGATGGTGCGTATGCATCAACCCGTTAATCCCGTAAACTTTCTTGATAAAGTATGTGAACATTTTGAAAACAAAATTGCCGACGCTTATCAACAACTAGCTGATGCTACTAACGCATATGAAAATCGTATGGTGATGAAACGTGAGGTCATTGCAGACCGTGGAATTTGGATGGCTAAGAAGCGGTATATTCTCAACGTCCATGACAGCGAAGGTGTGCGGTTCGCGGAACCTCAGCTTAAGATGATGGGCATTGAAGCTATCAAGTCTTCAACCCCTGAAGTTATAAGAAAAAAAATGCGCGAGATCTTTCGAGTCATCATAGAAAGTACCGAATCAGATACACAACGATTCATTTCTGACTTTAAGTCCCAATTTAAACTCCTTACACCAGAACAGATCGCTTTCCCCAGAGGAATAACAAACATCGATAAGTTTGCAGATCGCGACAACATTTATAGCAAGGGAACTCCAATACACGCACGAGGCGCGTTGTTATATAATCACCACCTTAAGAAGCAAGGGTTGGAGGAGAAATATGAGAAGATTCAAAACGGCGAAAAAATTAAGTTTGTATATTTGAAAGAACCAAATCGGATAAAGGAAAACGTTATTGCTTTTCCGAACAACTTGCCGAAAGAATTTGGCTTGACACCTGCAATAGATTTTGATACCATGTTTTCTAAATCATTTGTAGATCCTCTGACACCTATCCTTGATGCTGTTGGTTGGTCCGCAGAACCTAAAGCCACCTTGGAAGATTTCTTTGTATGAAATATGAAGTCACAATGTTTTCCAGCACTTTCGATAATAAAACACATCGAACGGTAGAGTTTGGCGCATGGTCTGGTCTTGTTAAATGGTTGGAAAAATGTTCAAAACTAAAAGGTAAGAAAGGTGGAACTAATTCTTCTCCTCTCATTAGCCCTGCTGTGTATATCAAAGACAGTACGCGCTCTAATAAAAATGTTATGTATTGGGCTGGGTGGTGTGCTATTGATGTTGACGATTTTAGCATACACACCGGAGACGTTGATCATAACTTACAAAGGATATGCGGAAAGTATTCTTATGTCTGTTACTCAACTGCTTCAAGCACTGCAATACAGCCTAAGTTTAGACTAGTATTTCCGTTATCGAAAACATTAGATAAAAAAGACATACCACACTTCTGGTATGCACTTAACAAACAATTTGAAGATATAGGAGACAAACAAACCAAAGACTTATCGCGAATGTATTATGTACCTGCACAATATCCAGACGCGTTTAACTTTTTTTATGTGAATGAGGGAGAGCATTTAGATCCCGACTATATAATGTCACAGTGGAGTTATCAATCAAAAACGAATGGTAACTTTATTGATAGACTGCCACCAAAAATTGCGGAAGCGGTAATTGCGTATAGAAAAGAACAGATGCAAGCTAAAGATGTTGTCTGGTCTTCTTACAAAAATTGTCCGTTCTTCCCCAAACACTTGGCGGCAGAATATGAAATGATATCAGATACTGGATGGTATCATAAAATGTATCAGATAATGGTTGCGACAGCAGCTAATGCTATCAAAAATGATTATCCGATTACAGCAAAGGAAATCGCTGATTTATGCAGAGAGCTTGACATGGAGACTGGTAGTTGGTATACTAATAGACCATTAGACCTCGAAGCTGATCGCGCTGTAGAGTATGCATATCGAAATGTATAGGAGTTAAAATGACTGAAGAACAAAACATTGTCCCGCCACAACCCGAAATTGTTGATGCAGATTGGGATCCCACAGAAGGCACTGGCGTAACTGACGCGGGATTGCCTAGAGAAAAACTTCGCATTGCTATTACTGGCAACAATCATCTCGCTGTTGCGACAGAGGCTGCTTTTGATTTGAAAGTTGCTGAAGTAATGCGTTTTGGTCCTAAAGATGACATTCAACTATTTGAATATCGCCCAGCTGTAGTTTTTATTTGTGACGATATTCCTATGTTAAAGAACGATTCTCTAGATGATGCTGCTTTGATTGCAACCATTCAGAAGATTGCTCAGAACACGCAAGCTGGTATCTGTTTAAAAACAACCATCAATACAGAAACTTTAGATCGTATTATCAATGTCGTTGGTATTGATTGGGTGACCGGCAAAATGATTTACTCACCAGAGTTTAGTGAAGATCCAGAAGAAATTTTGGTATCTGATTTAAATTACGTTGGTGGTGGCCCCAAAGCACTTGATGCTTTCTTAAACATCATTAAACATTGCACTTACACTTCAACTAAAGAAGTTGTTAAAGGCACTTTGCACGAAGTTATTTACGCAAAGCTTGGAGTAGCTGGATTTCGTGCAGTCAAGCAAGCTTTCTTTAATCAGTTTCATCAGGTCATTCTAGATCTTGGTGCAGCGAACCCAACAATTGTTCGAAGAATGATTGAACGACATCCCGCTTTACAAGATTCGCGTGTGATGCTTCCTTCGTTTATTAAAGCGAAAACTGATTCATCTATCACTGTGAAGAAAGCTCGTTCTTATGGCGGCGAGTATGCTGACAGGGATGTAAAGATGCTGGTTGGTCAATCTGATCGAATCACTCTGCTGGAAGAAGCAGTAAACCTTCGTAACCTAAAGGAAGACTAATATGTCATTGATGGCTAAGCTTATGAAAAACTCTAAGGTCAAGTTCACTGAAAGACTTGACCACTCAGAGTTCTTCAAAGAAAAAGATTATGTAGATACCGGAGTTCCCATGATGAATGTGGCTCTTTCCGGAAAATTGGATGGCGGTTTGTCAAACGGTCTAACTGTTCTGGCTGGGCCATCAAAACATTTTAAAACTTCTTTTGCTTTAAAAATGGCGGCAGCTTATATGGAAGCTAAGCCAGATTCCGTGTTGCTATTCTACGACTCAGAGTTTGGCTCACCACAATCATACTTCGAGGGATTTGGTATTGATACTACTCGTGTTCTACACACGCCAGTATCGGATGCCGAAGAGTTGAAGTTTGATTTGGTGAGTCAACTCGACAACATGGACAAAGAAGATGATGTGATTATTATCATAGACTCAATCGGCAACCTCGCATCTAAGAAAGAACTCGAAGATGCGATGAACGAAAAGTCCGTCGCTGATATGTCCCGTGCTAAAGCCCTCAAAGGTTTGTTTCGTATGGTAACTCCATACCTCTCTATGAAAGACATTCCTTTGCTTGCTATTAACCACACCTACAAAGAGATTGGTTTATATCCAAAAGATGTTGTTGGAGGTGGTACTGGCATTTACTACAGTGCCAACAACATTTGGATCATTGGCCGTAGGCAAAACAAATCGGGAACTGAAGTCGAAGGTTATGATTTTGTAATCAAGGTTGAGAAGTCTCGTTTTGTTAAAGAACAATCTAAGATTCCCATTACGGTTTCTTGGGAAGGCGGCATCGACAAATACAGTGGGCTTCTTGATGTTGCACTAGCTTCTGGTCATGTGATCAAACCTTCTAACGGCTGGTATGCGAAAGCAGACGAACCTGATCACAAGTATCGACAGAGTCAGCTTAACTGTGATTTTTGGGGACCTCTCTTACGCGACGAAGCCTTCTGTGAATATGTTTCCAAAGCATATTCTATGGGATCCGGATTAAGTAGCGAGTTAGATTTCTCAGTCGAAGAATGATTATAGACGCCTTCCAATTTAATGATGAGCTAGAAATGCTTTCCTTTAGGCTCAAAGAATTAAATGATTACGTCGGCAAATTTGTTTTATCTGAATCGGAGCATACGTGGCTTGGCGATCCCAAGCCACTATACTTCCAGGAAAATAAACATTTATTTAAAGACTACTTGCACAAAATTGATCACCGTATTTACAGTGTTAAACGCTTGGATATTGATCGATCTTCAAAAGATAAAGAGAAACGTCATCGCGATTTCGAAAGCGCTATTCTCAATGAAAAAGAATCTAGAATGGAATCATTTTCTTACCTAGCAGAAATTGTACAAGAAGATGATGTTGTAATAACTTGTGATGTAGATGAGATTTGGAATGCTGACAAAGTATTAAAGCTAGGATGTCCACCAAAGCCGGTTCGTTTAGAGATGGATTGGTTTATCTATGATTTGAATCATATCTTGTGGGATAATTCAAAAAATGAACAGTATTCTACTAAATCAATAGCTTTAGGTTCCGGACGTTGGTTACGTAAAAACACAAAAATATGGCGAAGAATAAGAAGTAATAATACTTTAAAATGTATACCAAAAGCAGGCTGGCATTTATCATGGTTTTTTTGTGATGAAGAACGTTTCATTAATAAAATTTATACTAGTTCTAGTAAAGATTTTTACCGAATGAACAGTAAACATATAAGATCATTAAATAAAGTTTTAGAAATTTTTGAAACAAAAAAAATTCCGAATACTTTAACAGACAACGAAGCTCTCGATCTAAAAATTGTTAATATCCCCGTAGAAAATCAAACTAATTTACCCAAAAAATACAGGTTGTTGCTCGATGAATGAAATAGAAAATAAAATATCAGAAGGTGTTCATTACGAACTAACCCCATCAGATGAAACTAACACTCAGTCTTGGGCAGTGCGTCTTTTAGAAGGACCGCATCCGGAAACTGTAATTAAATTTGGCAACATTGGTTTTGAGGGTGAAGACGAAAATGCTTTCCTTAAGTTCAATTTTGTGATAGAATCTACTCCTAACTCAGAACTAACAACTGACGATGAAGAGCTTCAGTTGTTCGTTGCGGATGTGCTGGAAGACATTCTTATTGTTGCAGCATCTGATGGTTCATTAGCTTATGGAGACGCAGAAGAAAGTGAAGATTGATCTTGAGCAGACGATACTTAGAAACATTCTCACCAATGAAAATTATATGCGCAAGGTTATTCCTTTCATCAAGAAGGAATATTTCGAGGGTGTTTATGCAATTCTTTTTACCGAAGTAACAAAGTACGTACAGAAATACAACCGTCTTCCTTCGATGGAAGCCTTTAAAATTGAGATCGATGATTGCACTGCGCTAACTGAGCAGACTTATGTACACGCTCTAGATATCCTGCCTTCTATCTTTGAGTATCAAGAAGAGAACGAGCAGTGGCTTCTTGAGAAGACTGAGAAGTGGTGTCAAGATCGTGCTGTGTATTTGGCTATCATGGAGTCGATTCAGGTTATCGATGGGAAGCACACTCAATATACCAAGGATGCCCTGCCTGATATTTTGCAGAAAGCTTTGGCAGTATGTTTTGATAACAATGTTGGTCACGATTATTTAGAAAATATTGATCAGCGATATGATTTCTATCACGCACAAGAAGAACGCATTCCATTTGACCTTGAGTATTTCAATACGATCACCAAGGGCGGACTGCCGAACAAGACACTGAACATTGCCCTTGCTGGTACAGGTGTCGGTAAGTCTTTGTTTATGTGTCACGTTGCAGCTAACGCTTTATCTCAGGGGCGCAACGTTCTGTATATCACCATGGAAATGGCTGAAGAACGTATCGCAGAAAGGATAGATGCCAATCTGATGAACGTTGCTATAGATCAACTCGATCATATGTCCAAACCTATGTTTACGGATCGCATTAAAAAGATTGCAGATGCCACAAACGGAAAACTCATAATAAAAGAGTATCCAACTGGACAGGCACACACCGGGCATTTTCGTGCTCTGCTAAATGAATTGCGTTTGAAAAAAAGATTTGTTCCGGAAATCATCTTTATTGATTACCTAAATATATGTGCAAGCGCAAGAATGAAGAGTATGGGTGGCGCTATTAACTCATACACATATATTAAAGCGATTGCCGAAGAGATCAGGGGTCTGGCTGTAGAGTTTGATGTGCCGATTGTATCCGCTACTCAAACCACACGATCCGGATATGCAAATTCTGATCCTGGTCTCGAAGACACTTCTGAATCGTTCGGACTTCCGGCGACTGCGGATCTGATGTTTGCACTAGTTTCTAACGAAGAGCTTACACGTTTGAATCAAATTATGGTTAAGCAATTGAAGAATCGGTATAACGATCCAAACGTCAACAAGCGTTTCGTTATTGGGGTTGACAGAAGCAAAATGAAACTGTATGATGTAGATCAAAGTGAGCAAGAAGATTTAGTGGATGACGATATCCCCGTGTTCGATAGAACTACTGCAGGAAATAAACTAAGTGGTATTAAATTTAATTAGGAGGTTCTATGGACCCAGTACTGCACACTATCATTGCTACGGGATTAATGTTTTGCTCTTACTCTGCTGGACATTGGTTTGGATTTAAAAGAGGCGAGTTCGATGGGCTTTTTCGTTTATGCATGGCTATAGACGCAATTGGCATTGAAATTGATGAAGATGAAGGCACCGTAACTATCGAAAGAAAAGACGGCACCAGAACTGAACTTTGAGGAGTCAAGTTAGTGAATTATAAGTTTCGTGAAGATGAATTGATTGAGGAGTTTAAAAAATATGTCGATGGAACCTACGACCAACATTACGCGACGAATAAGTATCAGGCTACTGACGTTATCATTGACTCTGGGCATGGTACTGGCTTTTGCTTGGGCAATGTCATCAAGTATGCAAAACGATACGG